TCCCCCCGCGGGGGCGGCTCCACGTCCCGGAGACACCGTGAAGAACCCCACCGCAGCACTCGCCGCCGGCGCCGCGGTCGTCACCATCGCCCTCACCGGCGCCGCCTTCTGGCTCTCCTACGAACACCTACACGACATCGCCAGCACCAACGGCCTCAACGGCGCCCGCGCCTGGGCCTGGCCCGCCACCGTCGACCTCTTCATCGTCGCCGGAGAACTCCTCGTACTCCGCGCCAGCCTCCGCGGCGCAATCGACGGCTGGGCCTACGCACTCGCCGCAGTCGGCTCCCTTGGCTCCATCGCACTCAACGTCTTCGGCGTCGGCCACGGTGCGCAGCCCATGGAGTACGTCGTCGCAGCCGTCCCCCCGTCGGCCGCACTCATCGCATTCGGCGCACTCATGCGGCAGGTCCACGACGCACTCCACCGCATCCAGGCCGCAGCCGCACCCGCCCGGCCGGATGCATCCGCCGACTTCGAGCGCGCAGCCGACCAGGCCGTCGAGGTCGCCGAACCGAATGCACCCCGCACGCTCGTCCTCGACCTCGCACCCATGCAGCCGCCCCACCCCGAACTCTGCGCAGCCGCATCCCGCCCAGCTCAGGCCCCGAATGTAGTCGCCGAACTCCCCACCCCGGATGCGGATGCAGCCCTCCTCGCGGACGCCCGCAAGGTCAATGCAGCCGCACTCGCCGACACCGGCCGCCCCGCATCCCTCCGCCGACTGCAAGCCGAACTCGGCATCGGCCAGAAGCGCGCCCAGCGCATCCAAGCGCAGCTCCCGAGGAGTGCGTGATGGTCGTCATCCGCCTCGCGTTCCCGACGCTCGCACTCGCAGCCGCATTCGGCCTGTACGCCGTCGCACCCCCGCGCAGCCGTTCCCTGTACCTCGCACCCGTCGGCTGCACCGCCGCACTCATCACACTCGCCGCGCTCGCCGCGACCCTCATCCACTAGGACCACCGTGAACTACGTGACCTTCGGCGGTGTCACCGTCGGCCTCTGCATCCTCGGCTACCAGCTCATGATCTGGTGGCCCGGCCGCAAGCAGCTGACGAAGGACCCCGTCAAGCACGCCGCCCGGCTGCTTCCGTTCCTCGCCTCCTGGGCGTACGGCTGCCTCACCACCCTCGGCGTCGCCGGACTCATCGGCGCCGCCTCCAGCGCCGTCCTCGGCCTGTCCAACTGGCTCGGCGACGCCGCCCTCGTCTGGGGAGTCGGCGAGCCCGGTGGGCAGCAGGCCGGGGCCAAGACGTTCGTGCCGCTGTCCGGCCCCGGAGCGGCCCTCGTGCTCATCGCCACCTGCGTGTTCATCGCGGCCGTGAAGAAGGCCAGCGCCGACACCTCGAAGACGCTGAAGCTCGGAGCCTGGTGCGGCATCACCCTCGGCACGAGCGCGGGCGTCGCAGGCTTCGCCGCGGTGCCGCTCGCGCAGGCGACGAACTGGTGCGGCGACAACCTGTACGCGGCCGTCTGATGGCGGCGAAGAAGCCCGTCGAGGAGCCGTCGCGGGCGGCCGGTGGGTGCGTCCTCGTCGTCCTCGGCGGAGGCGCGACGGCCGTCGTGTTCGCTGTCTCACCGGAGGCCGGGGTGCTCGCCGTGTGGACGGTCGGGGTGCTCGCCGTGTGGCGGGCCGCCCGCCGCCGCGTGTCCGATTCGTCCGCCACTCCCCCACCGAGAGAGGTCCCCCCTTCCGGCGACGTTTACGCAGGTGAAACGGGCCGGATCGCGAGAGTGGTGCACAGCCCAGAAGGGGTTATGTGCACGCTGCACCCAGTCCGCGAAGAGACCAACCACCCCTGATCCACCCCCGATTGTCAGACCCAGAGAGGACCCTCAACCCATGACCCGCTGGATCGAAGACCCGTCCCTGGAAGCACCGGATGGCCACACCTGGATGAAGCCCGCCCCGGACGACTGCCCCAACTGCCCGTGCCACACCGCCCGCGTCTGCGACGGCCAGGCCTGGCGCCTGGCGGCCCGCCCGACCAACGAGGACGGAACCCCGTACGCCGAACCGTGCCCGTGTGAGACCTCGGCGCGCCGCCCGTAGTTGCATTCCGGACGATCTCCGGGCATCCTGGCCTCACGTCCGGCGTGCCCGGACCCAGAGACTCCCGAAGGCCCGCCACCGTGCGGGCCTTCGCCATTCGTCACAGAACCGCCACAACGCCCCCTCCGCGCGCACCACGCTGCAACCCTGGGCCCCTCTCATCAGCACGCGCCCAGGGGGGCACCACATGGGATTCCTGAACGACGCCAAGGCAGCAACCGCCGAACAGGCCGCGAAGAAGGCGCACGAGGACGGCCGCATGGTCCTCACCTTCAAGATCATCGAAGCCAACGCCAGCCACCGCGCCACCGGCCTCATGACCGGCGTCGGCGAGCAAATCGAAGCCATCGAACGCCAGGGCTGGACGCTCACCAACATGGCCGCCGCCGAGGGCAAAGCCCTGACCGGCGACCGCACCGCACTCGTCTGCCTCTTCCGCCGGCGCTGACCACACCCCACAGACCGGGCCCGACCGTCACCCCCGTGCGGTCGGGCCCTTCGCACGCCCGGAGGTGACCCGTGCCGAGCCCGAACCAGTGGCAACCCGTCACCGACGAGGACCGCGCCGAGATCATCCGCCTCCACGGCGAAGGCCTCGGCCGCAACGAGATCGCCCGCCGCACCGGCCGCGCCCAACGCACCGTCTCCGTCATCTGCGCCGAAGAGGGCCTCGTCTTCGACACGTCGATGACCGAGGACGCCACCCGCGCCCGCGTCGCCCAGCTCGCCGCGCTCCGGGCCGACGCCGCCGTAGACCTCCTCCTCGACGCGCTGAAGCTCACCCAGCAGATGTGGGAGCCAGCGACCATCTACAACTTCGGCGGCAAGGACAACACCTACCGGGAGAAGCAGGTCGGCCAACCCCCGGCCATCGACAAGAAGGCGTTGATGACCGCGGCCGGGATCGCCTTCGAGAAGTCGCTGAAGCTCGTCCCGCCCGCCGACGACGCCGGCGCCTCCGACGCCCGCTCGATGCTCGGCCAGCTGATGAGCGGCCTGAAGGCGGTGTACGACGAGCAGCAGGCCGCCGCTGGCGAGGAGGCGGAAGGTAGTGAGTCTCCTTGATGCGCTGCCCCTGTCCCGCAAGCAGCTGGTCAGCATCGTCGAGGCCGAGGCGCGGATCAACGCGTGGGAGGGGTCGGTCCGTTCGGGCAAGACGATCGCGAGCCTGATCCGCTGGCTCGCCTTCGTGGCCGATGCCCCGACCGGCGGCGAGCTGGTCATGGTCGGCCGCACCCGGGACTCGCTGTACCGGAACGTCATCGCCCCGCTGACAAACCCGGAGATCTTCGGGCCGCTCGCGAAGCAGATCAGCTACAACAACGGCGCGCCGGTCGCGATCATCATGGGCCGGATCGTGCACGTCCTCGGCGCGAACGACGCCAAGGCAGAGCCGAAGGTCCGCGGTATGACGTGTGCGGGGGCGTACGTCGACGAGGCAACGACCCTCCCGCGGACCTTCTTCGACCAGCTCGTGGCGCGCTGCTCCGTCAAGGGCGCGAAGATCTTCACCACCACGAACCCCGACAACCCCGGCCACTGGTTCCGCAAGGAGTACCTGAAGCGGCCGGCCGAGACGCGGCTCCGTTCGTGGCACTTCGTCCTCGACGACAACCCGTTCTTGGACCCCGACTACGTGGCCGCGCTCAAGGCGACGTACACCGGCCTGTTCTACCGGCGGTCGATCCTCGGGCACTGGGTGCAGGCCGAGGGCGCGATCTACGACAGCTTCGACGAGACCCGCCACGTCGTGAAGGACGTCCCGCACATCACGCGCTGGCTGTGCGACGCGATCGACTACGGCACCACCAACCCGTACGCGGACCTGCTGCTCGGGCTCGGCGCTGACCAACGGCTGTACGTCGTCAGCGAGTACCGGTGGGACTCGCGCGCCGAGCGCAGGAAGAAGACCGACGCCGAGTACTCCGCCGCGCGCAAGCGGTGGCTCACCAGCGTGCCGCACCCGCAGACCAACGTGCTCGGCGTCCAGCCGGAATGGACCGTCGTCGACCCCTCAGCCGCCTCGTACATCGAGCAGCTGCACCGCGACGGCGTCCACGGCGTCACCCCCGCCGACAACTCCGTGCTGGACGGCATCCGCACGGTCGGATCGCTCATCGCCGCCGGCCGACTCCTCGTCCACGAGTCCGCGCGCGGCCTGATCGAGGAGATCCCCGGCTACAGCTGGGACGACGAGAAGGCAGAGAAGGGCGAGGACGTCCCGATCAAGCAGGACGACCACTCCTGTGACGCGCTGCGGTACGGCGTCCGTACGACTGAGGCCCTGTGGCGGCCGCACATCCCGATGCTCCTGGAGGTGGCCGCGTAATGGCCGGCACACTCGCCATCCCGATCTACCTCCGCATTGGCAACGGCACCGAGGCCGAGGTCGGCCAAGTGGTCCTCGAGGTCCACGGCGACGGCACGGTGACCATGACCACTTCGGACATCGCTGCCGCTCTGCGCGCCACGGCGGACGCCATTGAGGCCAGCGCGAAGGAGGCGGACGATGCCGCTGCCGACGTCTGATACGACGTGGCCGCCCACCGACGAGCGCGTACAGGTCTGCCTCGCCGACTGGGACGCCTGGTACTCCGCCGACCCCGACCGGCTGGAGCAGCGCTACGAGAACCGCGGCTACCGCCAGCCCGTCGACCACCCCTCACAGCACCGCGGCGGCGTCGTCGGCAAGGTCGCCCGCTGGTTCTGGGGCAACCCCACCACGCCCGGAGAGAAGCGCACCAAGCTCCACGTGCCGCTCGCCGGGGACATCGCCCGCACCAGCTCCGGCCTGCTGTTCTCCGAGCCCCCCAAACTGATCGGCACCAAGGGCACCACCCAGGACCGCCTCGACGCACTCATGGACGAGGGCCTCCAGCCCACGCTCCTGGAGGCCGGCGAGGTGTGCTCCGGGCTCGGCGGCGCCTACCTGCGGGTGGTGTGGGACGAAGAGGTCTCCGACCGGCCGTGGATCGACACCGTCGCCGCCGACCGGGCCGTCCCCGAGTTCCGCTACGGGCGCCTTGCCGCGGTGACGTTCTGGACCGTCGTCGAGATGGAGGACTCCCGCCGCGTCCTGCGGCACCTGGAGCGCCACGAGCGCGGCGTGATCTACCACGGGCTCTACGAGGGCTCCCTGACCGCCCTCGGCCGGGCCGTCCCCCTCACCGAGCACCCGTCGACAGCGCCGCTGGCCACCGAAGTTGACGCCAAG